ACATCTGCTGAGAAAATATTTAAGAAAGATGAAAATAAAGATTGACCCACTTAATGTCTTGCTAATTGCAATGATATTCTTATTTTTTATTTTTTGGTTACTATCATGTAATCCTGTTAAACAGGTTTTGCGTGACCAAGAGAAACTTGAAGAAGTTGCAAAGGTTGTGGTTAAAGGGGGATGGTGTGCGAATGATACCACCTTTGTTGTAAAGTCTGATACCTTGGTTGAAGTTGATACATTGGTGAGGATTGATACCCTTACTGATACCTATGTACTAAACGATACTGTTTACTTTACCAAGTGGAAAACAAGGGACATCACCAAGTCTATCACCATTCACGATACAATCAAGTCATACATAGTTGATAATGCTCGTGTAAGTTTATTACAGGCAGATTCAGCACGTTTAACAGGAGAGGTGATACAATGGAAAGGGAAAGCAGATAGTCGCTTAAATTGGTTAATATCTCTTTTGGTTATAATTGCACTTTTTATATATCTAAAACTTAAAAAATGAAGTTATCAGAACACCTTGACCTGTCAGAAGTAATCCGGTCTGAGTCAGCAAAAAGAAAATGCATCTCAAATATGCCAACACCAGAGCATATTGAGAACTTTAAATTATTGGCAGAGAAAGTATTCCAACCAATTAGGGAACATTTCAGATGTCCTATTCACATCTCATCTGGTTACAGATCAAAAGAGTTGAACCAAGCGGTTGGAGGAAGTTTGACCTCACAGCATTGCCAGGGCGAAGCGATAGATATAGATATGGATGGCACACCAAATGGTGTAACCAATAGGATGGTGTTTGATTTCATCAAGGATAACTTAGATTTTGACCAATTAATCTATGAGTTCGGTGATTCTAACAATCCTGATTGGGTTCACGTTTCGTATGAAACAACTGGTAAGCAGAGAAAACAAATCTTGAAGGCAATTAGGGTGAATGGGAAAACCTCCTATACTAATTACAAATGACAAAAGTAGAAATTTGTGTTAAGTATCGTGAGCAGTATGGGTGGGATATGCCGACCATGAAACTTGCAAGGATTATCTACGCGGATAATCCTTTGCTATTTAACTCAATTGATACGGCAAGGACTGCGTTGAGAAGCATTGAAGGTAAAAGTGGTGCAAGAACATCAGTAAGAAAAGATGTTGAAGAAAGACCAAGAAATCCTTATAATCTTCCTCAATCGGATGAGGCAATTTACCAACCTTATGACCTAAAAGCGAAGCGGTTGTTGGTTCTTTCCGACATCCACATCCCATATCATAGTATAGATGCTTTAACCTGTGCATTTGATTATGCTAAAGGTGAGAAACCTGATGCAATACTTTTGAATGGTGATACACTTGACTTCTTTGCATTGTCACGATTCGCTAAAGACCCAAAGGCAAGGTCATTTGCACATGAACTAAATACCTTCAAGGAGTTCATGGATATACTTAAAAAGACTTTTAATGCAAAGATTTACTTTAAGATTGGCAACCACGAGGAAAGGTACTTTCATTTTCTTTGGATGAAAGCACACGAGATAGTGGGAGTAGAGGAGTTTGAACTTGAGAACATAATCAAGTCAAGGGCAGAAGGTATAGAGATAATCAAGGATAAGAGGATAATGAAAGCAGGTGATCTAAACATTATTCATGGTCATGAGTTTGGTGGATCAGTATTTAGTCCTGTAAATATTGCCAGGGGGTTGTTTTTAAGAGGAAAGGTGTCGGCTATGCAAGGCCATAACCATCAAACCAGTGAGCATACTGAAAGAGATATGAATGGTAGAATTACAACTACTTTCTCACTCGGTAGCCTATGTGAATTGCATCCGGCCTATCTCCCACTCAACAAATGGAATCATGGTTTTGCCATTGTTGACATTGATGGTAAAGAATTTGAAGTAAGGAATAAACGTATTCATAACGGAAAAGTTTTGTAATATGGAACAAGACCTCGTTTTAGGAGAACCCGAAGCGCAAGAGGTTGAGGAGTTTATTGAAGAAATATCGTATAGCGAATACATAGCAGCATCAGTTGATGTTTTAAATATGCTTGAGAGTGCAAACCCTATGACTAAAATTGAAATGAAAAGGGTAGAAAATTTAAGAAAGATGTGCTTTGAAATGCTTGAGTTTTCTGTAAAATCCATGCACGAAACATTGTTTGGGAGTTAGTTTTTTTGATTGTTTTTCCCCCCTTATTTCTATTAGGGGGTTTCTTTTTCATATTATTAAAAAAAATATATATCTTATTTGTGTTTTGTATGTATTAAGTATATATCTTTGCTAAAACAATAACACAATGAAAGAAATTAAAGAACTCAGAAAGCAAAAGGGTTTAACCCAAGAAAAGCTGGCATACCTAAGTGGTGTGACAACCGTCACAGTAAACAGAGCAGAAAACTCTGGTAAGATGCGTCAAAGCACTTATATCAAATTGGTCAACACTTTAAACCAACTACAAGATGCTGTATCTATGCCTGTTAATTCTGGGTTGTAGTAGTTTAGTTGGTATTGCAATGATTAATTATGACAAAGTATCCTCACAAAAAATGGTACAACGCAGAACCTTATACCAAATCCCATCAGCCTTCTGGGATGAGTACAACTCAATTACCCTTGACATCTACTATATGTCAAACGCAAGTTCAGAAGCCATCAGATACAAAATTGAGGACTTTGAGTACAAGTACAGCCAAACTGTTGACCAAATGGTGTACAATGATAGGATGGCCGAGATTCTTAGGTGCTACCAAATGAAGCAAGAATTTATAAACAATAAAACCAAGTAAAAATGGGACTACAAAACAGTCAAGGCGGATCAAAAGTGTTTTTAAGCATTAGCAACGGAAAGCTCGTTCGTAGCTTCAAAGAAAAGACAGAGGGTGCAGTATCTCGTGTCAACAAAGCAGGTCGCGAAGTCTATGAGATGTTCTATGACTCTCTTGAAGGCACAATCAAAGAAGTAGGCACAAAGGAGTCTGACTATGGCAAGTTCTTGGTAGTGCAAGTTGAGTCAAATGCTGTGAACTATCAGCTTGAGATGAACTTTTCATCTGGTTATAGCGCATCTTTCCTCAAAACTCTGCCAAATGTCAACCTATCACAAAGGGTTCAAATCACCCCAAAGCTTACAATTGAGGGAGACAAGAAGAAAAGTGTCTGCTTCCTCAACCAAAATGGTAGTGGTTTAAAGTGGGCATTCACAAAGGATAACCCCAATGGAATGCCTGACCTGGTCAAGATTAAAGTAAAAGGTAAGGATACTTGGGATGACTCCGATAGGATGGAGTTCCTTGAGAACTATGCAAAAGGTCTATTCGGTGGCTCTAAAGCACCAGTTATTGATGATGAAGTTCCTTTTTAAACCAAATGGAGTGGGCATATTGCTCACTCCTTACTTTTTTAAACACAAAATATGCAAAACTTTAATATAGACATCAATAAAGGCCGTATTGAGTTCGTTGACAATCGGTTTTATGCTACTGAGAATGGCAACTATGTGCCATCAGTCACCACAATTTTAGAAGCATACCCAAAGGATGCAGCCTTCTTTAAATGGCTCAAAGATGTGGGCCAAGATGCTGATTCCATTCGTGATGAGGCTGGGCGCAGAGGCTCGCTTGTGCATGAGCTGACTGAGCAATACGATCAGCACCAAGAGGTCACATTTGTCAACCAATTTGGAAAGCCTAAGTACAAAATGCTTGAGTGGGCGATGTTTGAGAGGTATGTTGACTTCTGCAATACTCAAACTCCTAAAATGCGAATGATGGAGATGCACTTCTCATCTGATGTGCTTGGCTTTGCCGGCACAGTTGACAGAGTGCTTGAGATAAACGGCAAAGAGTACCTTGTTGACATCAAGACCTCCAACAATATGCACAACTCTTATTGGTTACAATTGGCGGCTTATAATGAGCTACTGAAGGAATATGACTACCATGTTGATGGGGTGGCTATATTGTGGCTCAATGCCAAGACAAGGACTGCCGGAAAGGGAGGAGCAATACAAGGCATTGGTTGGCAATTGCTCACCAAGACAATTGAGGAGTCTGCACAAGATTGGAAAACATTCCAAACAACATTTGACCTCTGGAAATCAATTAATGAGGACATCAAGCCAAAGCGAACATCTTACCAAATAACACATCATAAGAATGAAGGATAAAATTGTTCAAGAGATCAAGGATAAGTTTGAGAGAAGGTCTCAGTTAGGAATTAAGAAATATGGGACTACTCTTGAACGAGATGACTTGACGGCAGAGGAATGGGTCAACCATTTGCAGGATGAGTTGATGGACGCGATTTTGTATCTTCAACGATTAAAGCACGATATTAATGGGAAGTAGTGTAGTAAGTTGTATCCACCACCTAAAGCTCGCTGATGAGTATGCAAAGGACTTTGTTCGTGCCAACCCTGGCACTCGTGGCTCAGCAATATTTGCCAATTATTCGTTAAAGCTAAATTGGATACTACGAGATGTTGTAACTTACCCACACTTTGATGATGAGGTAAGAGAAGGTATGAGAAAGGAGATTGCATCTGATGCATTTTCGTATGACTCGCTGACTGAGAAGCTTGCACTACTTAACCCAGAGCAAAGAGAGGAACTTGATGGACTGCTAACTGATATTCTTAGAGGCAAAACAATTGAAGTAATAATAAAATGACACCTTACGAACTTTGGCAACTTGAAAAATATGGCAATATTATCAAAGAAGATGAAACGCAACATGATGTTGAACCCGATTTGGATTAAATGCCGATGCTGTAAATCTTTATACACAATCACACTAAAAAAACAATCATTATGTCCAAAATGCAATTGCCTAAATGGGGTGACCTTAGCACCTACGAAAGACACAAACTCATAGGAGAACTTATTGACGCTATGATTTATAGCGGAGAAGCCGTACAACACCTTAAAGTAACTGTTGAGCAGTTCAGATTGATGGGGTATGTTAGGTCTATTATATTGCCAGATAATGACCCTCAATTAGAGGAATGCCCGAATTGTGAAGGAAAAGGTTGCAATGAATGCGTAATCATTTTAAACGATGAACTATGAAGAAGTGTTCAAAATGCAAAAAAGAAAAGCCAAAGTCTGAGTTCTATGTCAGCAACAGACGGCTTGATAAGTTAGCAGTCTATTGCAAAGACTGTGAGAAGAAAGGCAAAAAAAAGGTAGATGAATACGCAAGCCTTTATGGTTTAATCTAAAACAAATAACATGGCACAACAAACAGCAGTTGAATGGTTCTTTGACAATCTAAAGAATCACGAAATACAAGCAGAGCATTATTTATTATATCTAAAAGCAAAAGAAATGGAGAAAGAGCAAATGCATAAGTGTGCATCATTTTGGACAGGCAAGGAGAATGAAATTGAAAAACCTATGTTTGATTTATACTACAACGAAACATATAACAAATGAAAAACGAAAAGTATTTTAACGGATTTATTTTAGGAATGTTCGTAGGAGGTATTTTGGGTATTATAGTTGTTAGGTTGGTAGACAATGGTATATTATAAAATTAAATATTATGAACTCAGCAGTAAAAAAAATGATGGATGACATCGTTCAAAATGGCACTCGTATTGACTTTGCGAAGTATTTACAAATGGAACGTGATCAGATACAAAATGCCGTCATACATGGTCTTGAACAATTTGCTCATGCCGAAGATTGGAAAATATACATAGCACAAAACTACTACAATGAGCAACACCTTGGAATTACGGTATTACCAGGAGGAGATAAGTAATAAGGCGGTTGAACTGCTAAAAAAGTACAAGATTGCTTATCTGGCAATGCAAGTTCGCACCGGAAAGACTCTTACTGCTATGGCAACGGCCCACAAGTTTGGTGCTAAGTCAGTCCTCTTTGTTACCAAGAAGAAAGCCATTCAAGACATAATGGATCAATTTGTTGGCTTCAACAAAACGATGGCACTTTATGTAACAAACTATGAGCAACTTGGCAATGTGCATGAGTCATTTGACTTGATCATCATTGATGAGGCGCATAGCTTGTCTGCTTTTCCGGTTCCATCAGCTCGGGCAAAAGAGTTAAAGCGCATCTGCTTTGGGAAGCCTATCATCTATCTTAGTGGTACACCTAACCCTGAGTCATTTTCTCAACTTTACCATCAATTCTGGGTCAGTAGTTACTCACCATTTGACCATTATCAGAACTTCTACAAATGGGCCACGCAATTTGTGACCGTAAAGAAGATGAAGATAAATGGTCAGTCATTTAACAACTATGACCAGGCCGATAAAAAGATGGTCATGAACTTGTGTGGTCATCTATTCCTCACGTTTACCCAAGAGCAAGCAGGATTTGAGTCACTTGTAAATGAACACATCCACCACGTTGAGATGCTTGAGTCAACCTATACTTTGGCAAATAGGCTACGAATTGACAAAGTAGTAAGGAATAAAGAAGGACAAGTTGTGCTCGGTGATACGGCAGTCAAGTTGTTGCAAAAATTGCACCAAGTGTATAGTGGGACTGTGATAGTTGATGAGCCGGAAAAGATGGCGAAGGTTATTGATTACTCAAAGGTTGAATACATTAAAGAAAAGTTTAATACGTTAAAGATTGCCATATATTATAAGTTCATCGCAGAGGAGATGGCAATAAGATATGTATTTGGCTCTGAAAACTTGACAACTGAGGCAACTACGTTCAATGAGTCAACCAATTTAATATTTATCTCACAAATCCAATCTGGTCGGGAAGGGGTCAATATATCATCTGCTGATGCGCTGATATTCTTAAATATTGACTTCTCGGCAGTATCGTATTGGCAAGCAAGGGCAAGAATCCAAACGAAAGATCGGGTCAAAGAGGCTAATATACATTGGATATTTAGTCGTGGTGGGATTGAGGACAAGATATATGAGGCGGTGATGAATAAGAAAGATTACACCACTTATCACTTCAAAAAGGACTACAATATATGAAAAGTTTACTTTTAATAATTTATTTTTTCATTGTATCAATTCCCGTTTTTATCATTATTTTTATCCTCACTCACATTTTTTGCACAATAAAAAACCTTTATAATGCCTACTGCAACATTCACATTTGACCTCTCAGACCCAGATGAAAGACAAGAATATCTTAGGTTTGCTCACTCGCTTGATATGGCAAGTGCATTGTATGATATTGTAAATAATACAAGAAAGTCAATGTTCTATCAAGTTGAGTCAGAAATATCAAAAAATCCAGATTTTACAAGTTTTGATGCCGTTGACCTTGTTATGGATAGAATTATTGAAATAATAAACGAACACTCAATTGACATAAATAAACTAATAGACTAATGCATCAAAAAAAGACTTACTCAATACATGAGTATATAAATGGCAACCAAGCAAGGAAAAGTGTCAGATGGCTACTAAAAGATGGCAACTGGATGTTCGAAATTCAAACAAAAATATGGGCATCTGAAGAAATGTTTGACTTGTATTATCCGGTTTACGAGTACGTTAAGTTTAATGACAAAGGAACAAACCCAGATAAAACTAAGATAAAATGAAGGTTTTAGTTGCTTGTGAAAAAAGTCAAACAGTCTGCAAAGAGTTCAGAAAATTGGGTCATGAGGCTTATTCATGCGACATTGAAGATTGTACTGGAGATAACCCTGAATGGCATATAAAAGACAATGTATTGAATCATTTACACAAAGATTGGGACTTATTGATTGCTCACCCACCTTGCACTGATTTAGCAGTAAGTGGAGCAAGATGGTTTCCAGAAAAAAGAAAAAATGGTCAGCAACAAAATAGTATTAAATTCTTTTTAGAGTTCACCAATACTAAAATACCTAAAGTTTGCATTGAGAATCCAATCGGTATTATGTCCTCAATCTATAAAAAACCAAGACAAGTCATCCAGCCATACTATTTTGGTCATCCTGAATTTAAGGCGACCTGTTTGTGGTTAAGAAATTTACCAAGATTAAATGCAACAAATTATTTAAGACCACCAAAAAGAGGCGATCCTGAATGGAACTCATGGAATAGAGTACATAAATGTCCACCATCTGAGAATAGAAAAGAATTAAGGGCATGGAAGTATAATCTTATAGCAGAAGCAATGGCAGCACAATGGGGAAAAAATATATAAAAAATGAAAGAATCAACACTCCAGACAAAAATAGTTAAGCGGTTAAAAGATAATGGGTGGTTTGTGACAAAGCTGATCAGCACCTCAACACCTGGGATTTGCGACTTGATGGCTATTCGTAAGGGTAAAGTTATAATGCTTGAGGTCAAGACTGACACCGGAGTTGTGTCTGAACTGCAACAGTATATGATTGACAAGCTCAACGCAATGGGCATCTTTGCTCGTGTTGTTAGAGATGTAGCTGATGTGGATGTTTTTTGCTATAAA